AGGATTTAATTCTCTTAAGCCAAAGCAACTCTTAGAGTTCTTTGATCGAATGATGTCAGTGCTAGAGCTTGAGTCTCGCAATAGTAAAACAATTGCTAAGACTAGAAAGAACAGAGAAGCGCTGTTTCAAGCGGCTAAAGATAGTACGATATTGCAGATTGATATCGGATAAAAAAAAATAGGGTACCCAAAGCATTACGCTAAGGGTACCCTTTATTTTTTCACTATGTATTGTATTGTTCGTATAAATCAGGATGTAGAGTTCTTGGAATAGGTTGATACCATCGAGTACCGTCTACTCCGTATAAATAATATCCTAAAATAGGAACTTCAGTTCCAGTCTCGCTGTCTCTTTGATAAGACACAAATACTGGCTGATCGTTATAAGTTAATTTAGTTTTTTGTAGACTCATTTGCTTCTACCATTTCATATGTCCAACCTTCCTTTGCCGTTATTTGTAAAGCTCCCATTAAATCAATAGCGTCTTTGTTTGGAAACGGCCCATGAACTAACGTGTTTTTGTCGCCAACATATTTCTTAATGTAATACAGCTTCTTTTGCTTTGACATAGAAGTCCCTTCGTTTTCTAACTTGACGTGTTAATGTTTGTGGAAGAATAAGCTCTTCTCCGTTCTTAAAAATTATGCCATATTTGTGGATGTCTAGGATCTGGTCGTAATCCAGCCCTAAACACCCGTCACTGTGTATCTTAAACATATTCCTCCTATGCAAAGAAGTGGTCGCTCAATGCAATCTCTTCTATGTCTAATGTTCCTAACTGGTAGTCGTATTGGAAGTCCTGAGGGTTATCTAAGAGCATTTCAGCTATGCACTGATAAAAGTCTTCTTGATTATACATTGATATAAAGACTTGCTTAGTAAGTTCTATTAAAGTCTCTACATCAGTTGCATGAGTAGAAAACGAATCATGAATAGCAGCAAAGTCTCCGTCCCAGTTAGCTATTACTAGCGCCATATGAGCCGCATCCATACTGTGTATGAAGTTAGGGCTAATACCGGCTGCAAAACCACCAGGACTTGGTATCTTCTTACCGTATACTAATCTTGGTTCGTTACCAACATGTTGTATACGCATATCAGATATCCAAGACTTCCACTTAATATCTTCCATTACGTAGTTTTCGTAGTAAACAGGAAAACCAGATGGCGTAGTCCAGCTTATAGTATCTTTCTTTAGCTCAGAAACAATGTAACTTGCCAAGTTTTGTAAGTAGCTCATAGTTTCTAAAGGACCAGGACAAACTTCATCGATAGCTTTTATTAAGTTAAACGATAAGTCGTTACAGTCAGACATTGAGATATTATATTTGCTGTGATAACCTTCTGCATAGCAGTCAGCATACATGTTTAACGCAATTGCTAAATGACCAGCGCTGTAAGCTCTCGTCATAGAACCACGCTTTGATATGCCTTTACGAATATGTTTCATAGGTATATTACGTTGTTCAAACCATTCAGGCATACGCGAAGTCAAGGCTTTAGCTGTCTTTACGTAGAAGTCTTGCGGTATCTCAGTAGGTACTAGACCTACTAACTTTCCTGCCTTAGGATCTTTAGATATAGCTGCTAAATGCTGCCAACCGTTATTAGAGCCATCAATAGGGATTGGTAAGTTGGTTAGATACACACCTCCTTCTGACGAGGTCTCCCAGAATGCATGCCATTCTTTACAACAAGCAACAAAAACAACAGGTTTTTCTGCTTTTTGATGTATTGTTTTATTTTTCCACGTATTTATTATAAAGTCTTGATTGTTGAGAACCCAACGAATTCTATCTTCAATAGTCATCTTGTCTACTGAAATATCCGTCAACCCCTCTGCTTTCAAATGCTCTTCATAATCACACTCACACCAGTCTGGTATAGAGTTTATGCCATATGATTGGTTATACGAACAGGCCGTATGTATAGCTAGATAGTACAAACCTTTCTCATCAAGTATTCTTTTATTCTGGAACTTAAGCATTCCACGTTCTATGTCTTTGCCTTGATAGTTAATATAGCTTTCACGATAATACAGTCTACCTCTATAATCAGCATCTATATACTGATAAAACGGTCTACCTACCAAAGCAGAAGCCTTTTGTACTGTCATGTTATATGAGTCGAATTTACTACGGTTTTTAAGTAATACTAGTTTAGCGTTCCAGTTTACCGCAGCTTCATCATACTTTTCTTGTAGCTTTTCCAGTGGTTTCTGGTTTTTCTTGTTCTTAAGTTTGTTAGTCATACGACGAAGTTCGCCGTAATACTTCTTTTCTAGCGACTTGTTACCCAATTCAGGATTAAATGGAGCGCCATTCCAATATAGTTCTTTGTTTGCCAGCTCTCTATTGTTTCCGAATATACAGTAACGATAATTTTTGCCAGTATTATCAGACACCTTTAACTTTTCTTCTACAAACTTGCTTTTGTTTGCTTTTACTACGTTTAAAATGTCTTCATCAATAAGCCATGCAGTGCTTTGTAGTTTATTAATAGCATTTACAAATGGCTCATTAAGTAGAGACTTGAACTCTTTATCTCTGTCAAATCCCCAATGTTTAATGATGGGAAACCCGTTGTCCTGAAATAGTCGAGTAATAGGCTTTATAGGTTCAAACGTAGTATTTTGAATTAGCTCGTCAATTACTACGTCTGGTAAAGTTCCTATTTCTAACCATCGTTCTCCGGTTTCAATCATATAAGGTGCTCTGCTAAACGGACGCTTGCCTACTGGGTTATTTTCCCAAGCGATCTGTGCTTCTGTTGGTGCACGGTAGATCTTAATATATCTACATTCATAAAAACCTTCAAGAACTAGATCTCCAAGCGTAACGTCTGCTCGAAAACCTAGCTCTTGGCCGTTCTTCATAAATACGTTCTTACCGATAGCAACTGATGCCGCTGTAAGCTTGCATGTTGCAGACTCAGAGACAGAAGTTTTACGAAAGTGGTATTGCAATACGGTAAGTGCATCATACACTAACTGCTTGATCGAGAGGTTGTGTTCCTTTACTAGCTTCACTGCCCAACGTTGGGGCGTTGACTCCACTTTCTGCTCCAGATAGTTTATTATCTCTTGCATTCTTTCTCCTCGTTCTGCGGTATGGATTGTGAGCTACATTATATAAGCTACAACCATGCCTTAAGCAGCATTTAATTTCATGGGCTTCTACAATCAAAGCTTCTGCTTCAGTCATATTTCCACCCTTAATTTCTACAATTTCTTGTATTTCAAATTGTTCTAACTTTTCCAATAGCCATACATGATGGTCATATCCTCTATGAGTTATTTGAAATGGTCGATGAAGTGTACCTTTACCTACATATACTACGTCTAACGTTTCTGGATCTTTATGTACGTATACGCAATACATTTCTTCAGGATATTTAACTACTTCATCGGTACCTTCTCTTACTTTAATACTTCTCAACTTCAACTCCGTTATTTATAAGTAACAACAAAGCCTCTGGCTGATATGATTCTTTGAACACAACTCGTTTTATACGCGATTGAAGCAATAACTTAGTGCATTCAGTACACGGTGATAGAGTCGCATATAACGTGGCACCTTCCGACGACGCGTTTGATGTAGCCAATTTACAGATTGCGTTAGCTTCAGCATGAATTACTTCCCATTTAGTTGTGCCATCAGCATGGCGTGTTTCGTTTTGCATACCATGTGGTGTACCATTCCAGCCATAGCTTAAGATTTGGTTACCTTTTGCTATTACTGCTCCCACCTTATGCTTCGCGTCATGAGACCGCCGAGAAACTAGCTCGGCGATACCCATGTATAGATCATCTTCTTTGATCCTGTTGTTTTTAAGCTTTCCCATGATTATCCTATTGAAAATCCGGTTGTATCATTTATTAATCGTCCCGTTTCTCGGTTGTAAACGGCAGCTCCAGCTGGTCCGGTGAGACCTGTGAATCGTGATTTAAGGACTGTGAATCGTACCTTATTTCGTTCTTCATCTGTTTCTGCTGTAAGGTTTCTTGAGAACGCGATAATATCAAATGAGATTTGTTTGATTGAGCCTGAACCTTTGACGTCGTCGATTGAGGCCATGTTTCCTTCTTCAAAAGCTTTACCTCCTGACTTACGTAAATGACTGATAAGACCTAGCCAAACGTTATGTTTCTTTACTATCTTAAGTAGATCAGACATAACTTTGTCGATAGCTCCATTACCTTCTTTGCCTTCAACTCCTTCCGAAACAGCAATAGTAATGTGATCAAGAACTAGGTATTTGCATCCCATCAAACACATGTATTCTATCTTATCTATAAGAGAGTCGTCACCAACTGAGCCTTGGTGGTCAAGTAAGACAAGTCTTTCATCGCTGAAAACTCTATCAAAGCCTTTACGCAGCTCTTCATCAGGCACTTCTTCATCAGACAAGTTTCGTTCGATAGCCATACTGATAAACTTTTCAGCTGTATCGCCAACGCTTTCTTCCAACGAAATCAAGCCAACCTTATCTTCAGTTTTATCAAGCAAATTTAGAATAATCTCTTTGATAATTGTACTTTTGCCAGAACCTGTACCACTAGTAAACAAGGTAATTTCACCTTGCCTTAGTCCTTTAAGTTTCTCATTCAAACCGTCAAGACAATCAGGATATGGTATAGACTCTGTAGCTCTACGGTCTTTGAACTGGTCCCAGATCTTTTCACCTGTTACAATACCCGCGGGTGAGTAAGTACTTGCTGACCATATAGCCTGGTTTACAGCAGCTGAGCCTTGATCAAGCAAACATTCGTTGGCGTCTTTGTATTTCTCAGTATGTACTACTTTTACTTTATCGAAACCAATAATCTTTGCAGCTGCTTGTACAGCCTTTTGACCTGCTTCATCATTATCAAACCACAATATTACATTTTGAAATTGTCTTACCCAAGCACGATGCTCAAGTAATACTGTTAGCTGATTTGCTGATGGAATTGATACAACAGGCCAAACCTTTTTGCTCGTATTGTATGACGCTTGTGCTACGCTGAGTGCATCAACCTCGCCTTCTGTAATTACTAGCATTTTACCCGCTGAAGTAAACTCTCGTTGCCCGAAGAGCTGCTGCGGCTTGCCTAATACTCTAAATTCTTTTGGTAAGATACGAATCTTATAGCAATCATCTCCATACGGATAGAAATGAGCTGGTTTATCGTTGTATTGGTGAGTCTTTACACCAAAGAATTCAACTACATCCTTCTGAATACCTCTACTAGGCATATCAAGACTAGGATAGTTATGAATATCGGTGATGTCAGTTGATCCAACAATACGCTTATTGGTAGTGGGTTGTTCATCTCCCATGTATTCCTTCTTTCTTGTTTGACACGCAAAACAGTAGGTATGTCCGTCGTTAGGGTCTATCATGACTCCGTCAGAGCTGCCACAATCAGGACATGGATACCTTTTGTTTCCGTGTAAGTTTACAATTTTCTCAGTTCCACTCACGATCATATCTTTCTTTCTTTCTAATTTTCTTTTTCATAGCGTTAATTTGCTTTTGATGTCTACGATTTTTAGCTCTAGACTTTTGGCTAAGCTGTTCAAGTATCATAGCATCTTGTTCAACGATGTCATCAATCAGTTTCTTTGAGTTCTTCAATGAGAATATCTAACCTCTCTTCGCCTTTCTTAACTAGTTCCTTATACATGTGTATTTCGTATACGTATTTATCGTTCCAATCAAAGACATGCTGCAAAGCATCTAATGTAGGCTTTGCAACATTGTCAAGATCACTCGCTTTATTGCTGAACTTTGGAGTCAAAGTTATCTTCAATGGCTTCGTGGTATCGAACTCCCATTCCATCGAGTCCGTAGCTTCCTTGAACCTCATCAGAAAGTTCTTGTACTCCTCCGTTGGATACGTTTGAGTGAACTTCCGTCCGTCCTTTGTTACTATTGCTCGTATTCCCTCCATCCGGTTTGCCGACATCGGCTTTCCCGGTATAACGATCTTCATATCGCCATTCCTCCATGTCCCAAGTCCTCTTCATATATATGAGATTACCTATCATGTTTAGTTGGTTTTCCCAACCACGTCCATACTGGCGTTGCCATTCACTTACAACTTTATCCATACGGTTTTCATAAGTCGTATCTTGTAAGGCCTTTTGCGCAGTCTTTATACCATATCCTTTACGGATTTTAGGTATGCAATCACCCGCATCGCCAATCAAAAGTTGCGTACAAAAGTTCATGTCTGCTGTATCGTCATCAACGAAGTAAACTACTTTACTGTTATAATTGTAGTGATTACCTGCAATTTGATTTATGTCTTTGTCAATATGCGCAATAATCCAATCGTCTTCTGCTTCACGAGCTTCATGAGCCCAGATACAAACCAAATCATCGGCTTCCATACCATCTGCTGGAACAGCATTCCACTTATCAATGATATGAAAATAAGCGTCATTAAGACGTTCACGAAGATTTTCCTCCATCTTGACTTCTTTGCGTGAAGCCTTGTAGCCTTCATAAATGTCATATCTAAAATTACCTTTACCTTTAACCGCAAGATACGCTTCGTTTGAAAAGCAATCTACCAAAGTATCTCTAATAACTCTATCGACTACGTTTCTAGTATCATGCTTATTATCTTGGGTACAAGCAGCCTTAAATAGAATACTGTCAGCATCTATAAATACTTTCATCTACCTTGTCCTCTATATTTCTTTCGTGTTTTGTATTTTTTGCCTGTAAAAGTAGTCCTTTTACGAGGTTTCAATTCAAAATACATGTTATCTTTTACTATACGCTTTGCCATTTAACTTCTACTCCCCATTCTCCTTTAGGCTGTAAGTCTTTCCGATATAACCACTCAGCTGGACACGTTAACGCGTCAAAACCTGGATTATAGTAAGAGCTATAACACTCTACTATTTTGGTTTTATCAGACTCGTATTCAGATTTAATTTTAGAAAACCAATCTTTAGTTTCCCAGTTATCTGGTATTGGGTGACAAGTATAATTAAACCCGTCACCGAATAAATTAATGGACGTCTGCATAACTTTCTCCAATCTTATAGTCACCACCATCCATACACATTACACCGAAATCTTTTGGTGCTTCACGAAAAGACTCTTGTAGTATTTCACCAACACGTTTAGCGTCTTTATCACTAGCAATATAAGCTATTTCGTCATGATAAAAGATAGCTGGATACGCGTCAAGTTTCTCATCATTAATCTTATTCATAGCATAGCTTGTAGCCGCTTTACAAGTAACGCCTTCTGCAGCTTGCAATAAATAATTAAGTACCTGATAATCACTACGCGCATACACCTTACGGCCGTCAAGACCTGGTATACATCCATATCGGTTATATATTTCTTTGAGTTTTTCGACCAACGAGCCGAATCCTGGTAAGTTAGCCATGAATGCAGCTCTGGCTTCTCGTCCTTTCTTTGCATCGCTTACTCCACACAGCGTTTGACCAAGCTTTGCATCACCCGCACCAAAGAGAATAGCGTAAAGAAAAGACTTAGCCACGCTCCGATTGCAACCCAAAACACTAGCATTCCGTGAATGTTGATCACCGTTAATGACAAGGTCGGTGTAATCGTTATTGCCGACGTAGTGACAAAGACCACGGAGCTGGTTGCCAGCACTGTCAGCGCCAACAACTCTATAACCTGTCTCAGCAATAAAGAGTTCTCTAAGCATGCGACCATACGGAGCATCAACTGCCGGCAAGTTAACGATAACTTCATGACGACAGCGGAAACTTGGAGTACCAACAGTCCACATCCTACCATGAAGTCTAGGATTATTTGATTCGTCATATTTAAGTCTCTCTAACCATGAGTTTATAGTAGCCGCACGGTTCTTAATAGTATAATATCTATCAACCAGTTTACCGATACGACCAAGCTTAGCCAATGATGTTGAAGTTAGCTTAGGTCCTGTGCGTACCCACTGACCAGTCGGTCCTTTCTTTACGTTCCAATCATCAGGTACCCAGCCTATTGTATACAACCACTCTTTTACCAGGTCCATGTTTGATAAAGTAACAGGTTCTATAGTAAACCGTTGAAACTCGTCACCAGGCAGCACGGGTGGGCTGTCAGACACGGCCTCTTCAGCTAAGACGGTACGACCCAAGTATTCCGATAAGATACGAGTAGTTACGGCAGTATAGTAACCCGCTTTGGTATACTTTGCCGTCTTTGGTGTCTTATCAATAAATACTTTAGTAGTTCCAAGTTTTGGTTCTACAATTGACTCAATTTTATTCATGTGTTTATGCATAACATTTAGATTATGCTTTGCACGATTCAAATCAAACAGCCAACCTTTCTTACGAACTTCAGACTCAAATATTCCAATATCATGTTCAACACGTAAGCCTTTCTTAATTAAGCTATTGTTTTCATTAGCCTTTTTAAGTTCTGCTAGTAAAACATGATACACTCTTGTATTTAACTGCACGTCTTGCGTACAGTATTCTAACATTTTTGGTGAGTAAATCTGCCAGCCTTGCTCATTGAATTCAGAGTTATCTTGTTTCTCGTAACCAAGATATTCACCCCAACCACCAAGACCTTGCTTGTGAGGACGATCAAAGTCCAATACTTGCGACATAATCCATGTGTCGATCACAGTAGTTTTCGAAGACGGTTTCCAACCATAAAGCTTTTCCAACGCCATTAAATCAAAGCCAATAATATTATGACCAATTAAGGCATCAGCGGTTTCCATAAATTTCAAACCGGACTCTATAGACGGTAAACCAGGCTGATCAGCGTATCTATAAATCTTTTCTGTCACAGCATCTTGACATACAAGTACGTGACAAACGGTCATCTCCTCCAAGAGACCATTAGTTTCTATATCAAATACTAATTGCATAGCAATCCTTTCTATCTTATAATTCTTCTAGTAGCGGCGCTCCTGCGACGCCTTTATTCTATGATTATATTAGACTCTTCAATAGAACAGCTAGGACAAATGTCAGTTTCATCGTCAATTGTCATAACCTGAAACTCATCACCACACTTAGGACAAGTAGCTATTTCTAACTCTTGCCCTAAGAAGTCTATTTTATCATTCATTTTAGTTCTCCTATAAGAAGTCAGCACTATCTCCATGATTACCTTTGTGGTCAGGTCCTTGCCAATTAGCAGGCTTTATCAAATCCGGTAAGCCAAACGGATTAGGACGGCTAGCCTTGACTCCGGGTTCTTTGGCCATATTAGCGGCATGAACTTGCCTCCAAGCGTGGTCTGCGTCCACTCCCAGTATATCAAGCGTACCAATGGCAATAACACACATGTCAATAAGACCATCGATAATCTCTTCTGCGTCTTTATTAACAAAAGCTTCACGTGTTTCATTGAGTTCTTCCTCTAAAAAGTTAATGCGAAAAGCTAGAAACTGGTTTAGTACGTTATATTCTTGATCGAACTGTTTAAACGCCAACCATTCATGAACGCCAAACTTTTCATGCATTTCATGAATGTCTTTTACCCATGTACTTGTTCTTTTAGCCAATGCGGTATCTCCCTTTCTTTATATTTTGCAAATCTAATTTTATCTCGTTTATAGAAACCACGATAAGCATTTACAGGCCAGAACTCGTCTGTCTTCAAGTCATCGTGACCACTAAAACATTGTGGATGCTGAGTTAAAGGACCTTGCGGTACTAAAACGTTTGCATGCTTTAACAAAAGACGGTGCTTACCTGCTCCGTGTTGTTTACCGTATCTAAAAGTATACTCCTTTAGCATAGCATCGTACAATCTCCAAGCCCAACGGTAATTAGCTCTTGTTTCACCAGCCCACTTAGTACATGGATGGTTCTTATGTACTGCACGATACAGTTCTCGCTGTTTAGCAAAACCAGGAGCGTGAAGATGCAAGACGGTACAAAGCATTTGAGCCTCTTCCAACGGCATCTTTACAATATGTTTGTCACATAGTTGCTGAGCAATCGCGTCAGGTTCTATGTCGATAATAAACCTATTCATCTTTTCCCTTTCTGAAACGATGTTTAAAGAAAACTATCAAGTTTAGAAACGTATTGATGGTTACCATAAGCAGCAACCACCAATGCGTCCATGACTCTAATAAGTCCATTAAAGGTTTTTCTCACACCACTCTTTTACATGATGAAAATGTCGTGGATAAATGTGAAGGCTTTGAGCTTGCCAAAAGATGTCACCAACACTAAGGTCAAGGTCAGTGGCCAATCTTTCTAGAACTCTTACTTGCCAATACTTGTCATTAAGATAGCCAAAAACTGCGTCATTACTTCTCATTTGAACTACGCAATTAAGATAGTTATCATTGTCAATGTAATAAGTAACAGCGTTTGTACAGCAAAAGTCGTTGATACCATCTTTACGGTAATCAACATGCATAGACGGTCTTTGATAAATCATTGAAGCACGTCTACTATTTGGATTAGTTTTTAGTTCTCGTAATACATTATCGTATTGAGATCCGTTTTCTTTACTGTAAACCATCCAACCGTAGTTAGAGTTTATATCACCACGACTATTTGCCGCATGAGTTTTCCAAATTACAGGTACTTTGCCGTATAAATCTTGAAGACGGTTTACATTACACTCTTGCGTATCATACCAATCACATTCAGCTATTTGATATGCCACGTTAGGCTCGCCAAAAATAGAGTCTCTGTTCGCTATAAAAGAGGCTCCTATAATTTCAAGCATATTTTCTTTATGTCGTTCATGCTCATTGTGCATGTACATAATTGCAAAAGTTTTTCTAACGTCTCCTACATTATTCGTAATCATTATAAATCTCTTCCACTTCGTTGTAGGTAAATGTTACATCTTGTATCAAGTCTTCGATTGTAGCATAAGCAGACCATAGATCTGCTTGTACTCCTTCATGATCGATGCGCTCAATAGAGTCAAGTCCCATCTTTAAATGTCTTATTAGCTTAAGTATAAAAGCTTTATCATCATCCATTTTCTTGAAGTTCCTTTCTCTTTTCATTAGCTATCTTTTGTAGCTCTTTTGCGCGTGCTTTTGTTGGTGCGCCAAGCTCTGCTCTAAGACGGTCTTCCATTTCTAACAAGACGGTTTTCTCATGAGGCCATAGCTTGCCAAGACGGATAGTCAACGCCGCTTTCTTAGTGCCTTTTTCCCAGCCATCTTTCCAACGTAATGTAGCGCAGTCAGACCACACTTCAGCAAATCTTTCCATGCCTTTGTTGTGATTATCTGTAGTGCGAGTTGTAGCACAGCCACCTGCTGCTTGTGTCTTATTACCTGCACTAGCAAACTTATTCATGTTAAGTACAGGATATCCGGCCTTTACCATTTGACATTGAATATGAAAATCTTCAGGCAAAAACTCGTCTTCTTGCCATTGTTCTCCAATCCAGTCATAGTTATGTGGGTTTATTACGCTAAAATCAAACCAAGTATTAGTGTACACACGAGAATTAACACCACCAGGAAAATCGCTAATCCCAGCCGGAGAGATTCTCTGTCCAAGTCCTCCAACTCTGAAGCCGACGTCACACGCGGTTTGAATATCTTTAAACAAAACATTCCAATCTTCCTCTTCCATGGCGGTAAATTTCAAAAAAGGCCATGACCCGTCCATGCCGTCATCTTTAGCCTTACAAAATGTTAAGTCATCATCCATTTGCCATTGAATAAACTCCATACCGAGCTCTTTGGCTGCCCACTCACGTCGTTTAGCGATCCCTCGAACCTCGTCAGGACATGCCTTTACATTACAGATAGATCCATACCGTTCCATATGAGCATCGTACTCTTCGGGATAAACCAGCAGAGTCGTAATATTTTGTATAGTCTTCGGCATTTGAGACAGAGTAACTTGATTATCTACTCTGCCTCTTGTAAAAATTACTGGTGTTATCATTAGTACAGTCCTCCTGGAATTAAATAGAAGTCTACTAGAACCATAAGAAGGCCAATTAGAATTCCCCATGCAGCTGTGTTAATTGCTTTTAAGACTTTAATGTACATTACTTATTCCTTTCCATCCATACGATAGCTCTTGCTGCGTAGTTAATCAAGTCTCGTAAACAGTCGTCAGCAGTATCAAAGTTTACTGAACCTTTCTGTTCCATGACTGATCTAAACCGCAACACTTTAGTTGTTAGCATAGTATCAAAACTGCGCCAACCATGAGGATAATAGTCATCATCCTTTACTGAACCTCCTTGATAATCTACTCCCTTACTAGCCATAAGAGAGCCACACTCTTCAAGCACTTCAATTGCGCGCTCGTAATAGCTATCTTCATCATCAAGACGGTCAAGCTCATGAAACGTTTCCGTAAGAAAATCGCTGTCATCTTCATAAGCTGCTTCGAGTAAATCACTCAACGATTCTGCTTTCTTAGCCATTTTATCGTCTTCCTCTCTCATTCTTCGTAACATATACGCATAGTATCTCTCATTATCAGTCATTATCGTTATCACCGTAAGAGATCTCAATAGTAATAGTACGGAAGAAGCTATCAACAAAAGCGTCAATATCCTCTCCCGTCCAGTCTTTAGCATCTTCCGCTATTTCATCGGAAATACAGTCAAGTACTTGGTAATACTCAATATGGTCCTCAGTCATATCATACTTAGAAACTAATCGACCCGCTGCTCGAGCCATCCATACACTATACATACGATTATTTAGCGGAAAATCTAAAACCATTATATTACTCCTATTTATTATGCTACATCATGTACATACACATCAAAATGAGTAGCATATTCATGACGTAGGCTTTGATCAGCGTTATAATGAACCATACTACCATCAGCCTTACGACGTGGACCACGAGCCATTAACATAACACGCTTTTTAGCACCTAACCATGAATATCTATCTAACTTCTTATTGTATTCACGTACACTAAGTTTCAAACTCGCCAATTCAGGATCTGATTTATCTTTAACTGTAAAGCGATATGCTTCGCTACGATTGTATGTTCCTGTGTCTGACTTACGAAGTTTTGTGTTTTGATAATTTGCCATCTTTACTGTCCTTCCTTTGTAAATTAATTGGCGATAAATTTCTATCGTTATGAAGTCTTGCTAAAGTTTTCTTTGACTTAATTATGGATACCTTGTCTCCTGCATCAATCTCTTTAGATACCATTCGCATTTCTCCAAGTCTTCTATGCCGCCTTTATAACGGAAACGCCACAGATATTTCAATGCGTTGCCATGAAGATAAAACTCGAAACCTTCATCTTGCTCAAGACAAGCAGCAATCGCATCAATACACTCAATACTACCTTGATTGTAATGAGCAGGACTATTTACCATATCTGGCTTATCTTCTTCCTCGTCTAATAGCTTATTAAACATCGAGACCCTCCTCATTAAACATCTCTCTTACTACTTCATCTGCTCGTTCCATGGAATGATCTACAAGCTCTTCCCGCATCTCTTCGGTCCAATCATAACTATGCTCTAACTGATCAAGCAAACTATCTCGTACTTCTTCTTGAACCTGCTCATAAGCTGCAGTCACAGCATCTCTAGCCTCACTTACAGCAGCATCAATACTATAACTAAAGTCGTTCCTTATACACTCTTCTACATTCAACATTGCAGACTCGATAACCATGTACTCATGATCTTGAATTGCTGAAGTCATACTATGTATACAGTCACGGTAAGCGTTAGCCGCTTCATGGTTATCCTCTTTGTTTGCTACTTCTATCCATCTCTCGATTTGACTAATAACAGGATTCATTACATTTCTTAGAACATTCATGTTACTATTCCTTTCTCATGTTCTAGATACAGACTAGAGTATAACCCTAAGCCCAGGCCCAGCCTCTCGCTCCCTTCTTCTAATAGGGGACACGCCGTAAGCCGTTATCTCGGGTGCATAGAGTACATGTAAATTGCCACTGGAATCACCCAATGGCCATGCCTATGGCCCACCCATCGGTTTCTTATAGCTTTTCACGTGCATGCAACGGTCGCCCTTCGGTGTTTATTTTAATAATTCCGAACTCCGTACACGATAACAGCACACATGATCACTGCAAGAATACCTATATACATCATTACATACATCTCCTAAGATTACTAATAACTACACGAGTGGTGGCAGGCATCTGACACCCATACTGCAAGACGGTACTACAGACCTAAACAGGCCGCCGACAAGGTTTCCCTCATCGACGACCTATTCCCCTCCCACTGGACGTGGTCAGGTTCTCCTTTCAGTTACCACCGCTTTACGACCGAGGCCGACTCTGCATCGTTAGGCCTGGATAATTCCAGTGCGGATTTGCCTAACCATGAAACGGACGAGATGTAAGAACAGACAATGTACGTCGCCATACCAAAGCCTTCTATCCTACGCTGCACAGTTTCAGCTGTACACTGACCCTCGTAAGCCAGCTTCGAAGAAAAATAAAGGCGCAGTTTTAGGTCATGCGCAGGACCAAGATTTTAGAACGGCATTTCACCATTCTCTGCAGGCTTTTCAACTGGCACAGCTGTAAAACCTACGCTTGGTGTGTACTCTTCAAGCTTAGTTACTTGAACAGCAGTCAGAGAAGTCGCGATACCTTTACGACCAGGCGCTTCATACGCATACTGCCACAAATTAACGTTGACAGTCGAGCCATTACCGATGTTTTCACCGGACATAGGCTGAAGTTGCGCATCGACGATTTTCACTGGTGTATTTGGTGTACCATCGGCTTTTAGACCTTTACGTTTCAGTTGCACAGAAAATGTACCAGCGTCTGGTGAATCTTCTTTTGCTTCTTTGACGTTAAGACCATACTCTCTCATTTCATCAGCTTTTGCAGGATCTTTGGTTTGAATCTGCATTTCCCACTGCTTCGATTTGAATGAATTCACAGGCGCATCATCACCTGAGATTTTACACCACTTAGCAGTTACGTTTTCGATGATTATTGAACGAGGATATTCTGACATTTTTAGACCTTCCTTTAGACAAGTTTGAGACAAAGATACATTGCGCTCTCACCGAGCTTCCACGTTTTTTCATTCAGTCACCATGTGTCCTATTTCTAGGCTAGACGCTTTTCCAATATGCTAGTCGTAGTTTGCAACACAGAGGGTACAGACTATTGTGTCTGAGTTTCAGAGATAAACTGTAGCGGTTCTACAGCACGCAATGTAAGTGAGCAGTTTTAAGCCTTACTCAGGGCATCAATGCAGTTCTAGAGTCATGCATTAGGACTTGAACCAAAACTGGTTACCTCCTATGATCGCCAAAAGGCTAAGACTGGCTGCACATAGGCATACACGACCAGAATTTAATGAAGCAGAGCAATCGTATGAATTGATTGTTGCACAGAAGGTGACGGGCATCCGGCACCCTACCTGCGTTCTTGCAATACGATTAGCCCTATGATAACAAAGGCCAAGCAGACCCAGAAACTAACTGGCATCATTTTAGACTCTGTTTAATCATGGAAGCATAGGCATAGAAAGCTACGCCTACGCAAGAGGTTATAGCTGCTACAACAAACGCCAAGAAGACGTATGTAGCGATGACAAGTGCAGGTTCTAGATTAAGATCCATAGTTGACCTCCACATATGTATCAACATCAATACCGTTGGCAATGATGTGAAAGATTTCGTCTACACCCAGGGCGATGCCAAAGGCTTCAAACACGTAGTCAAAGATTGATTCATGCATGATTGGATTCCTTTCTTAGCATGATGTATGTACTAGAAGCGACACGCATGTGGCGCCCAAGCCGGAGCAAACGCATGACGGAGGTACCTGCCCTACGTCGCTCAACGGCCTTGGAAAAAATGTAAGGCAGCCTGACCGAAGCCAGACCGCCTTTACTGTTAGAATGGATGTGGATCATTGTCAAGATCAAATAAGCAGAGTTGACCATCTACCTCGACAAGTGATTCATTGATAGTTTCATCTTCGTCATATCCACGAGCGCAAATATCCTTTTGTGGAATGACCTTGTTGTTTGATGGATTGTTTGACATTTGTACCTCCTATGTCAAGTTAAAGATCCCAGACCGGTCTTAGGGTATGGGGTTTGAAGATATTATATAGTTGTTGTATATAATATGTACGAGAGAAAAAATGTATATTTTTTCCCTGCAGACAAACTAGATAAGATGTTGAAGAGACTAAAGCGTATATATAGGAATAGGGGGTACAAGAATATATAGATGTATATATAGAGAGACTAATTTTTTCGGGCTTAATCTCTTTATATAAGGGTCTAAACCTCGCCAGAAAAATATCCCGGGTT